AACGACACTAAAGGAACAGGCGCTAATAAATGCGACTGATTACCTTGAAGCTACCTACCGCGATGCGTGGAAGGGTAACCGCATTACCGCAACGCAATCGCTATCATGGCCGCGCTCTAACGTGATTGTGGATGGCTTCCTGCTAGATGCAAACATCGTGCCATTGCCCGTAGTTTATTCCTGCATTGAAATGGCTGTCCGCGCTGCTGGCGGTGAAACGCTTATTGCTGACCAAGGCCAGCGGGTAAAGCGCGAAAAGATTGATGTAATTGAGATTGAATATCAAGATTATTCAGACCCAACGCAGCGTTACCCATTCGTCAACCGTATGTTGTCGGCTTACCTGCTTTCTTCATCTGACGGCAGCTTTGCACAAGTGCGTATAAATCGCACATGAGTAGACAGGCGCAAACCGCTGCACGCTTGCTTGCCAAATACGGTGAGGAAGTTACCATCACGTTCACTGATTGGGCAGAATATGACCCTATCACTGGCGCGGCTAGTGGCTCGTCAACTGAAACCACAATCAATGCCGTTGCCTACCCATCTAATTATCAAACCAAAGAGATTGACGGCACTGTCATTCAAGCGGGTGACATACGCCTAATTCTGGAATTGATTGAGAGTATTCCCGTTGTAGGTTGCTTGGTTCTAGTTGATGGCACTACCTATCGGATTATGCACGTTAAGCCCATTCGCTTATCGGGCGATAACATCATCTTTATTTGTCAGATAAGGGCAAACTAATGCAAATAGGCACACGAGTTTGGTTTCCGTCTGATTGGAATGTAGGCACGCTGGATAGCGTCCTGCACAATACGCATGGCGAAGTTATAGCTTATATCCTTTTGCTAGATAATGGCGAAAAAGTGGCGGTAGATATGCAAATAGCGGAGCCTTTCGATGAGCCTTACTAAAATTGGCGCTGCACTATCAACACAACTGGCGACCCTAGACCTGCCAACAGCGTGGGAAAACTCGCGCTTCAAACCTACTGCGGGGCAAGTTTATCTGGCTGAAAGCCTTATAGCTGGCAACACGATTGCCGTAGGCTTCGCAAACCAAGCGTCAGATGAATATGGCGGCATCTATCAAGTGCTGGTCTATTCACCTGTAGACGCTAGTAAGGGCATTGGCCGTTCAACTGCTGACACTGTTGCCTCTGCTTTTGTGCGTGGAGACAGGCTGGTTTATGATGACGTGACCGTGACCATCCTATCAACGTCACAATCCGCTGCATTCATGTCTGGTGACCGCTGGGTAATTCCAGTGTCAGTTACATACAGGGCGTTTCTGTGAGCACATTTGCGCTAGACATAAGCAAGTTTGTAAAAAAGGCTGAAGGCAACGCCGATAAGGTGGTGCGTGAAATTTGCCTTAATTTACTTAAAGACATAGTTTACGACACTCCCGTAGATAGCGGTAGGGCCAAGGCTAACTGGTTTACCTCTATAGGCTCACCGTCAAATCAAACCATTGAATTTGAGGGCGGTAAGTCACCGGCTGAAAGCTTGGCTATTGGTCGTGCCATGCCAGATATTGCCAAGGCTACTGGTAACGTATTTTGGATTAGTAACAATTTGCCATACATATACCGCCTTGAATACGAAGGGTGGTCTAAGCAAGCAGAACGTGGTATGGTGAGAATTGCTATTGATAACATGAAGCGCGATTTGCGGTGATTTGTTTATCATTCGCAAAGAGTTTTTTTGGTAACTTCATGCATGGAGATTTTTAATGTCTGATATTGTTTCTTCGGTTGGAACGATTGTTTCCGTTTCCGCCACTGCCCCTGCGACTTATGATGCAACGGGTTTTGCTGCTCTTACTTGGTCTGCTTGCGGTGAGCTTTCTGATTTGCCAGCATTCGGCGCAGAAGCTGCGCTTGCTACCCACACGCCACTTGGCACTGGTATCGTTGCCAAGCGCCGTGGTTCGCTTAACTATGGTTCTGTTACGCTTGCAATGGCTTCGTCGTTTGACGATACAGGCCAAGGCGTATTGAAGACCGCTGGTGAAGCACCTGCTGGTTCGGATGCACAGGTATCCGTCAAGGTTGCACTCGTAACTGGTGAAATCCAGTATTTCACTGCACAGGTTATGTCATACAAAACCAATGTCGGTAATGCTGACGCCATCACTATGGCTGAAGTAACACTTGAAATTGACAATTCGGTCGTTAAAGTAGACTAACGACACAAAAGCTTCCCTGCCGTGGCTGCGTCCGACTACGGCAGGGGAGAACTTTAATCGGACGCATCGGATGGAGTTTTAATATGTCTTTTGACTTAAATTCACTAAAGCCAGTAATGGCTGATGACGGCGCTGTTCTTAATGTAGTGCATCCCGAAACGGAAGAAGTTATTGAGGGCATGACGATTACCTTGCTTGGGCAGGACAGCAAGATTTACCGCAAGCTTCAAATGAGCAAGCAACAAGCCGCATTGAACCGCATGGCAAAAGGCAAGAAGGCTCTTGACCTTGATGCTGAAAAGCTTTCGGAAGATAGCATTGACGATTTGGTCAAGCTTACAACGGCATGGGCTGGATTTACCCTTGATGGTAAAGACCTTGAATGCACACCTGAGAATGTTCGCACAGTCTATGCTGATTGGTCGTGGATTAAAGAACAGGTGCAGGAGTTTGTTGGCAATCGCGCCAACTTTTTTCGCGCAAACGATTGAGCAACTAACCACATTCGTCAAGCACGCTGCTTGGCTGAACACAATACCGTCTAAGGCTAAACGCCCAAGGCGCGAAACCAAGTCGGACGCCATGCCTCATATTGAGGCTGGCGCTCACTTGCTTGAAATATTATTTGAGGTTGGCCCTGCCAAACCATCTGGAATGGGTGGGCAAATTGGCATTGATGAAATTGACCTTGTTGCATGGCAATACAACCAAGGCATTAGCCTAACACCTTGGGAAGCCAAGGCCGTTCGCACATTATCTAAAGAATATGCGTATATGCTAGGACAAGCCAGTGAAGCTAATTGCCCGCCACCTTGGGTAGACCCATCTATCATGACAGAAGAACGGCGGCAGAAAATTGCTGAAGCAATGTCATCTTGGTCAGATAAACTTAATGTGGGCAAGACAAGCCGATAGTTTTGCGCTATAAGCAATCAACTTGGAACGGGGTTAGAGCGTGGCAGATTTAGCAAACCTAAGAATTGGCGTTGATAGCCGTGACGTTAAGTCTGCCACTACTGACCTAAATGCTTTGGGCAATGCCGCTGCTGGCACTGAACAAAAGACCAATGGCCTTGGCCGTGCCTTTGGCAACTTGCGCGGCGTTCTTGCTGGCCTTGGCTTTGGATTATTGGCCAGTGAATTGGTATCAATGGCTGATACCTTCACAAATATGCAAAGCCAAATTAGGTTGGTTACCGCAAGCACTGCTGAATTAGCTGCTGTTCAAACACGACTATTTGAAATGGCGCAGAATAGCCGTGTCAGCTATGAAGGCACTGTTGACCTTTATGCGCGGCTTGCGCGTTCAACTAAGGCGCTGGGCGTTAGCCAAGAGAGCGTCTTAACCGTTACTGATAGCATTAACAAAGCCCTGCTAGTTTCTGGCACTAGCTCTGCTCAAGCGTCAGGCGCTTTGATGCAGTTAGGGCAAGCTTTCGCGTCAGGCGCTTTGCGTGGCGATGAACTTAATTCCGTCATGGAAGGTATGCCTCGCGTAGCAACTATGATTGCTGAAGGCATGGGCATTACTGTTGGTGAATTGCGTAAGCTTGGCGCACAGGGCAAACTGACAGGGGCTGAAGTATTTAACGCTATCATGAAAATGAAGGATAGCGTTGAGGTTGAGGCTGCAAAAATGCCTATGACCTTTGGGCAGTCAATGACGGTATTACGCAATTCGCTGATACAATTTGTCGGCGGCGCGAATGAAGCATTGGGTATTACAAAAAATCTTGCTGCCCTAATCGCCTTGTTAGCAAATAATTTGGATGTCGTTGCTGTGGCTGCTGGAGGCGTGGGCGTTGCCTTTGTTGCTCTTAAAGCAAGCATGGGCATAAGTTTCATTGCTTCCTATATTCGCTCTGTGGTTGCGCTGCAAATGGCATTGGGAGCAACTGGCACGGCTTCCGCCATCTTTACTGCTGGCCTAAAAATGATACAGGGCGCATTTCAGTCATTGACAGCAACCATGATGCTTAACCCGTTTGTGGCAATCGCAACGGCTCTAATTGCTGTTACCACTTTGCTATACGCGAACCGTGATGCACAAGTTGAAGTTGGCGGACAGGTTGTCCGCTTTGGCGATATATTCCTTGGCATCTTTGAGGTTATCAAACAGGCCGTTGGTTTTGTTACGAAAATATTCCGCGACGGCTGGGCATCCGCGATTGGTTCCATTGCGCCTAGACTTGCATGGCTGGGAGGCGTTTTTGACACAGTATTTTCCGCAATAGGAAACTTCATCAAGGCTTTCATCAATACTCAAATTGGCGTCTTTGCTGGTCTTTGGGCTGCTGTTAAAGCCATTTTTGTGGGCGAAGATATTACTGATGCTTTCGGCGCTGCGTTTAAACAAGATTATGTTGGCGGCTTTGTAAAGCAAGTTGGTAACGGCGTTGCGGCGTTAGCAAACCTTGGCAAAGAAGCAAACAAGGCAAGCTCTGCTGCTACTGACCTTGGTCAACAAGGCTTTGCAACTGCTGGCGCTGGCGTTGAAACCACAAAAAAGAAGACCAAAGAAGCCACAGACGCCTTGATGGATTATTACAAGGGCTTGGTTGAGACTGGTAAATACCTTGGTTTCAATACAGAGTATGAAAAGCAAGCTGCTAAGGCGCGTGATGCTGGCCGCGATGCTCTTGCTGCAAATATTATTATGCAGGGCAAGGCAAATGACGCCAAGCAACTTGAAATTGATAACGAAAAGAAACGCCAAGACTTTGTTAAAGGCACGCTGGCTGACTTGCAGTTTGAAAATTCACTAATTGGCATGGGCGTTCAAGAGCGTGAAAAGGCCATTGTGGTGCGTGCGCTTGAAAACGCAAAAATTGCTGAAGGCACTGACGCTTACAAAGCATATCTTGCTGCTGTAGCAACGGCATCAAATGCCAGAATAACTGGTGAGCAGGATAAGCGCATTGTTGCGTTGCGTGAAGAAATTACATTAATGGGGTTGTCGGCAGAGGCGGCTACTGTGCAAGCTGCTAAATATGCCGCCCTTGCTGCTGGCCTTGAAGAAGGCACGGATGCTTATACGCAGTTTCTTGCTAAAGCGGCTGAAGAAGCTGGTCTGCAAAAGACCGTAGATGGTTTGCAAGCAATTAAGGACGCAATGCAAGAGGTCAAAGACATGACCTTTGACATTGACCTTGAGGGCGTATTTGGCAACGTCGGAAAATCTGTTGGTGGCTTGGTCAACGTATACGATGACTTTGCCAAGCGTCAAAAGGTGCTTGCTACAGCAATGAGTAAGGACAATAAAGACGAAGCTGGAAGGCGCATGGCGCAACAAAAGTCATTCCGTAACGAAATCAACCTTTATGGAAATCTTGCTGCATCTGCAAAGGGCTTTTTCAAAGAAAAGTCCACTGGTTATAAGGTAATGCAAGCGGCTGAAACTGCATTCCGCGCATTTGAATTGGCTATGGCTGTAAAGAGCGCCGCTGTTAAAATCGGGCTGATTGCAGGCACAACTGGTGCTGCTGTTGCTGGCGCTGCTGCGGAGACTGCTGCAACGACTGCCGCTGAAGGAACTAAAACAGGGGTAACATTGGCTGGCGCGGCTGCGCGTATTGCCGTCAAAATAGCTGAAGGCGCAGCGTCAATGTTTGCGGCATTAGGGCCACTTGGCTTTGCTGCTGTTGCGGCGATGGTCGGCGTCATGGCTGCATTTGGTTTTGGTGGTGGCGGAAGTCGCACCGCACCTAAATACAACACAGGCACTGGCACTGTGATGGGTGACACATCTGCCCAATCTGAAAGCCTGACCAAAAGCATTGAGCGTTTGGCGGAAATAGACCGTTTGACCATGCGCTACAGCGCACAAATGGCATCCAGCCTCAAAAGCATCGAAGCCAATATCGGTGGCTTGACAAGCCTTCTGGTTCGCACTGGCGATATATCTGCAAGCGGCGCTGGCGTTAAAACTGGCACAAGCGGCATTGGTGACATCAACAAAACGCTGGGTGGCTTGATAAGCAAAATTCCTGTATTGGGAACTGTTTTTGGCGGCTTGTTAAGCGCCGTTGGTTCCGTGGTCAACGCACTGTTTGGCACAAAAACATCCATTGTCGGTCAAGGATTGAGTGCCGTTGCACAGACAATGGCCGACATTGTATCCCTTGGTTTTGAAGCACAAAACTTCACCAATGTTCAAAGAAAAAGCAGATTTCTTGGGGTTACTGTAAGCACAAGATATAGCACCCAAACAACGGAAGCCAGCGACGAAGTTAATCGTCAATTCACGCTTATTCTGGAAGGCTTTTATGATGCAATAAGTGCAGCATCTAACCCGCTTGGCTTGGCCCTTAATGAAGTGCAAGAGCGGTTAAATGGCTTTGTTGTCAACATCGGCCAAATAGATTTGAAAGGCCTCACTGGTCAGGAAATCCAAGAAAAGCTGACTGCTGTTTTTGGCGCTGCTGCTGACAGCATGGCACGGGCTGCTATTACTGGCCTTGATGACTTCCAAAAGGTTGGTGAAGGTTATTTTGAAACCATC